CACCTACGTTATTGCCTGATGGAAAGCGTCGAGGACTTAAAGAAGGAAATGCCAAAGTATTACTGGCAGATCGTTGCAGGTTGTATCGTTCACGGGATTGATCGCGGTATGTTTGTGTCTTTTGATCCACGTGTTGATGACGAATGCGGATTGTATTATTTATCTTTTATCGTGCCTGAATCCGACATCGAAGCAGGTAAAGAAGCCATCCGTAAAGCGGAAGCAGAATTACAGGAATTAAAGACTAAATTGAAAATCACACAATTTAAGATCGGATAATGAAGTACAAATACAAGCGTGACGGGAATGAAGCCGAAATTGTCAAGGCTATGGAAGCCATTGGTGCAACCGTGAACAAAATCAATGGACGCGACATTCCCGACTTGCTTGTAAGTTATCGCGGTAAGTGGTTTGTGATGGAGGTCAAAACCAAGACAGGCAAACTCCGCGATGGTCAGGAGCGATTCCAACAGGTCAACTGCGCTCCCGTGTACGTGGTACGAACATCAGACGAAGCGGTGGAGGTGTTGACGGGATCGGTTGTATAACGTTTTGCAGCTTGGCGCAGTTTGCGTTGGCTTGTGGGCGGGTAATTGCGCTAAGGTGCTGTTAGTAGTCTGGTTTAAAAATTTATAAAAATAGCGAAGGAAATGAAAATACTTAATTTATATGCTTGTTTAGGTGGCAATAGATACCTATGGGGCGAAGAACATGAAATTACAGCAGTAGAACTTGACCCCGAATTGGCAAGGATGTACAAAGAAAGATTCCCAAATGATAACGTAATTATTGCGGATGCACACCAATTTTTATTGGAGCATTTTAAAGAGTATGATTTCATTTGGACAAGCCCACCTTGTCCGACCCATAGCCGTATAAGGTTTAACCAAGCGAAAGGTAGGAATGACGATGTTTACAAAGCAGAATATCCCGACATGACTTTATACCAAGAAATTATTTTGCTGAATAATTATTTTGATGGTAGGTACGTTGTTGAGAATGTTATACCTTATTACGAGCCGTTAATACCAGCTCAAAAACGTGGAAGGCATTTGTATTGGTGCAATTTTACTTTACCTACAATTTTAAGTAATAGACACGTGCAAGTTGGAACCGGTACAGATGAAGTGAAAAAACTTTGTGAGTTTCATAAAATTGATTTAAGTACCTATAAAGGCGAACAACGGAAAGATAAAATTGCACGTAATTTAGTAGATTATGAAGCTGGAAAAACGATACTTGATACGGCTATGGGAATTATGAGAAGGCTAAATACACATCAAGGTGCGTTGGAATTTTTATAAATTTTTAAACTTGCTACTAACTCGTGGCTATGCGCTATCGTAACGCATATACACTTAAAATCATAGTACTAACCGCTATTAATTAACTACTAACTAATAACTAAAACCAAATAATCATGAAAACAAAAACACAAAAATCAGCATTGATTCAAGCGTTCATCGACAACATGCATTTAACCGCTATTACAGCGTTTAAATTGACTGGATCAATGAAACTATCCACCCGCGTCCCTGAATTTGAACAGATGGGCTTAAAATTCAAGAAAACGCCTATTCAGTTCAAAACCAAGTACGGAACATCGGGCAGGTACAACGAGTATGCCCTTGTCAATAAGTCGGAAGCAAGAAAGTTGCTTAAAGATTTGCAGCAAGGGAATAAGTAGTATATTTACATTAAGTGTTGCCGTTCCACATTATAAGCAACCTAACGAATTAAATGCCCATTGGCAGAAAGCAGAAGTGGAACGCTGTTAGTATGTTGGTGGGCATATTTATTTTACAATGGCTAAGAAAGCTAAAGATCCTGCATTTTTGTTTTACACGTCAGATTTTTTGACTGGCACTTTGTTTATGACCAACGAGCAGGTTGGATTGTACGTACGTATGCTATGCGCTCAACATCAACACGGGGGATTGATTGATAAATTTAGTTTTAACAATATGGTCAAAGATGATGCGGTTGTTCGTTCTAAATTTATTGAAACGGAGGATGGATTTTATAATGAACGACTGATGGATGAAATGGTGTTGCGCCAAAAGAAAAGTACAAATCTAAGTGCAAATGCTCAAAAAAGATGGGCAAAAGCTACATCTGGTGATGCAAATGCATATGCAAATGCATCTGCTACGGATATGGAATTGAATATGCCGACTGAAAATGAAGATGAAGATGTAAATTTAGTTGATAATAACAAAGGGGGTGTGGGGGAAATTTTACCGCCACGTTACATCGACCAGTTCAAACCTCAGCCAAAATTTAAGGTGGAACACATCCGAGAATTGCCGAAACAGACATTGTGGTATGAGAATGTTATCCGAGCCTATAAGATCAGTCCTGATGACTTTAATAGGCTTGTGGATGAGTTTATAGCACATTGCCATTCGCAAGGCAAGGATGAGGATAAAACGGAACGCGATCTAAAATCACATTTTACTAATTGGCTCGGAGTAAAGCAAAAGAACGGTGAACTTAAACTCAAACCGAAACAGCAGTACAAAAAGTTTAATTTTGATAAATAGCAACATGGACTGGAAAATTAGCTTAGACAGGTATCTTACAACAGAGCCAAATGACGAATTCCATAACTGGTCGGAAGATGTTTTGGAGAATAAAATCACAAATGAGTTTTATTATGAAAACGAAAAATGGATTGACGAAAGTGATGGTCAATGTAACAAGTGGATGAACAAGTTATATGATCGCGGAAAAACACCAACGGAAGCAGCCGTAATTATCGAACGAGCATATAAAATTTATTACGGCACATCCGAAACAACAGTACAAAAAGTTTAATTTTGAGTAATTAACATTAACTTTGTAAACCAAACTAAAACAATATGAAAACTAAAACAAAATACACTCCGCTATTTACTATTAAAAAAAATGACACAGAATTTCCTCAAGTAAAAATTAAATCAAGCCTTGATGCATACAATTTTATTAGGCAATTTTATTTTGAAGATATAGAGGTTTATGAATCATTTTTTATATTATTATTGAATAGAAGCAAAACGACTGTTGGCTACGCTAAAATATCGCAAGGTGGAATATCAGGTACTGTTGTTGATATTCGTATTATTGCAAAATATGCATTGGATACTTTGGCAGACGCTGTTATACTTGCACACAATCATCCATCAGGAAATATACAGCCTTCAGATCAAGATATAAATTTAACCAAAAAGACGACACAAGCGTTAAAATTGATTGATGTTGATATTTGTGACCATGTAATCTTGACAAAAAGTAGTTATTATTCATTTGCTGACGAAGGCAAGTTATAAAACAAACTAAATCAAATGAACGACAGAAAACCGCCATACAACTTAGACACGGAGCGCGTGGTACTTGGCACGATGGTATTGTTCGAGCAGAGCATTTTCCGTGTGATGGAAATCATCAGCGAACAAACGTTTTACCACGAGAAACACCGTCGCATCTTTGCAGCCATTGATCGACTATTCCGTAAGCGCGAAGCAGTAGACATGGTTACCGTGACTAAAGAACTGAAAGCAACCAACGAACTGGAAATCGTTGGCATCATGACCGTTTCCGAGTTGTGCAATCGTGTTGGTAGTGATGTACACATAGAAGCACATTGCAGAGAGATTCAGGAACTTGCCATGCGTCGGGAAGTGATACAACAGGCTGACAGGTTGATTAATCGCAGCTATGCGGACAGCGTGGACGTGTTTAACATTCGCGATGACGTTAAGCAGTTAAACGACTATTTAATGTCTGAAACCACAAAAGGAAAGCAGGTGGTGTCTGTTGCGGAGGTGGTGAAGTTGGAGCGCGAAGAGTACGCTAAGAAAGTTTACGCACGTGAGAATAATTTACCGACAGGAATAAGCACAGGATTTACCGATATGAACCGTGTCTTTGGTGGATGGCAGCCGTCCGACCTTGTTATACTTGCAGCGCGTCCTGCAATGGGTAAGACAGCATTAGCGTTAGCCTTTGCCCGAAATTCCAATAAGCCTGTATTGTTTTTTAGCCTTGAGATGTCCGCGCTGCAACTTACCACGCGTCTAATCGTGATGGAGTCGTTGGTAAATTCTCACAACTACAAGAACGGATGTCTTACTACCGACGAACTTCGCAAAGTGGAGCAGGCGCGAGGTGTGATAGAAAGACATTTATTACAGATCGAGGATAAGGCAGGAATTGACTGGCAGGAATTACGTAGCAAATCATTAAAATCAGTTCAGGGTGGTGTCGGTTTGATTATTGTGGACTACCTGCAACTTGTCAGCGTACCAAACGGACGAAACCGAAACCGTGAAGCGATCATCAGCGAAATTAGCCGAGAGTTGAAGCGTGTGGCAAAAGACTGCAATGTGCCAGTTGTAGCGTTATCGCAGTTGAGCCGTGCGGTAGAATCACGCGGTGAGAAACGTCCGCAGCTATCAGACCTCCGCGAATCAGGCGCAATCGAACAGGATGCGGATATAGTTATGTTTATTCACCGTCCTGAATATTACGGTGAGACACAAGACGAGAACGGGCAAAGCACAGCAGGTAAGGCAGAGGTAATAATCGCAAAGCATCGTAACGGTGAGACTGGCACGGTTGACCTGAATTGGGACGGTGAGCATACTTTGTTCGTTGATCCTAAAAAGACATACATCAGTAACACCTTGCAACCTAATACAGACTTTATACCAAAAACAAACGATTTACCATTTTAACAACTAAAACCAAACAAAAATGAACGAGAACACAATTGAAGATTTTTACAGCGGTAAAAATGAAATAGATTTGACAGATGAACTGATTGAGCAAATCGTAAAAGACAATAAATGGGGTGATGTTAAATCACTTAAAGAATTGTCAGACATGGGAGCAAAATGGAATACAGTTAGAAACTCGGTTGTATTTCCTGCAGAATTTTTTTAATGTTATTAACCAAAAACCAAACAAAAATGAAAGCAACAGATTCACAGAAATTTATGTCTGCATTACAGGCATCAGTACACAACGTGTTTGGATTAACATTTGACCAAATCAAAGGCAAAACGCGATTAGGCGAAATAGTGTTGGTTCGTCAATTGGTGATGGGCATACTACGTGAGCATACTATGTTGTCCTTAGTATCAATCGGGCAAATAGTTAACCGTAATCACGCTACCGTTATTCACGCGATGCGGAGACATAACAACCGGCACAATACTAAGGCTGATCTTAGATACGCGGAAGCATACAGAACGCTAATGGCTGACCTATCGCCAAAGTTGGATATGTACGCAGCAGCCGACACACCTGAACTTCGCCTCTGCTTTGTTGGTTATGAAATTGACCAGTTATGGAAGTTGTACGAGTTATGCAAACAGATAGGTGACGAAATCAATATGGAATTGATCGAAATACACATCAAAGCAACGCAGGAACGGATGCGAGTAATTGATTCGTTTATGTGTGTTAACTGATGTCAATAAATAATATCTAAACGATTTGCGAATGTGCGTAAATTGCAGCCCGTGAACAGAGATCAGATCATCACGGAGTTGTACAACAGTAAGGAGTTGCGATCAGCAATAAAGGCTTACTGTCGCACATTCGCAGCCCGTGAAGACTTGTTGCATCTTGTCATTGAGCGTGTTTGCGCTTTGCCGGAGGAAAACATTTTTAACCTATATCAAAACGGCAAACTAAAACACTACGCATTTATCACGATGGTGCGTGAGGTAATGCTACCACGATCAAACTTCAACAAGCAGAATTTTCCCACCTACGAATTTATCGATGACCTTGAATTGGACGTTGTGGATGAGCAAACGGAGCGCGTAGGTCTTGATCCTGAATTAATACACGAATTCAAGGCGTTTTGTGATGATAACAAGACTAATCCCGAATTGTCTTTACAGTCGCTGGTCACATTGGAGTACATGGAGTACGAACCGATTAAGAAACGCAGCTACCGCGATTTCCAAAAGAAAACAGGCATACATTATTCGTCAGCGTGTGTTTACGTGCGGACAATGGTCAAAGAATTTAATAAAACCAAGCAATGAAAGTAACCGTATTAACCAACGGATTCGGCAAAGACCGTGAATTGATCGCAAACGGTATGGACTTATACCGTCTTTATATGCCGTACTGCAGAATTGACGGAGCGCAAATAGCATCGAAGCATGACATTCTTAATTCGCCATTAGATAGCGATGTGTACGTCATTAACCGAGCGCATCCGATTGAACTGTTTACCAAGATTAAAGAGGCGGGTAAAAAGATCATTCTTGACATTGACGATTACTGGAAAATACCAACGTGGCATCAGCTACACCATAAATCAATCAAAGGTCGCATAGAACACGCGACAAACCTTAAAAACGATGAAGCGGTGCGATACTTTACGCATCAGTTAAAAGAGGTTAGCGAGTGGGAGAATCAGACAAAGGAGGTCGTTAAAATAGTTGACGCGGTTACTTGCTCAACGGAAACATTGGCACGTCACATCAAAAACGAATACGGTATTGATGCAACGATTGTGCCAAATACGATTGATCCAAACATCACAAAGTTTACCACCAACAAACAGCCGTCAAGATTTACAAGGTTTGGCTTCATTGCAGGGATGTACCGTGAACGTGATGCAGCGTTAATGTTTAACGGTGTTCGTTCTGCTTACCAGAATAAGCATATTCGCTCAAAAGTGCAATTTGTAAATAGCTTTAACCTGCATCCGTCATTTACGGAAGTGGAGCGAATGTTCACGTTTAACTACACACAACTTCCTGACTTTTACCGCGACTACCTTAAATCATTTGTTCGTGAAGGTAATCACATTGGGAATCAGCAATTTTACAAACGCTTATGGGCAAAAGATGCAATAGATTACGGTATGATGTATGAAGAAGTGGACGTGGCATTGATTCCAATGGAACACGGTGTATTTAATAGCTGTAAGTCAGAATTAAAGTTGATCGAGGCAGGATGGACAAAATGCGCTGCAATAGTTAGCAACGTGTTACCTTACGCTCCGCATTTGAAGCACAATGTAAATGCATTAGTCTGCAATGACAAAGAGGGATGGTTTACGGCTATCTTGCGCCTAACAAATGATAAAGAATTGCGCGAACGATTGGCGAACAACTTACACGACTATGTACGGGAGCATTTTAATCAGAACAAAGCACACGAGAAAGTAACACAAGTATTGAACACATTATGATAGGGATAGGAGTAACCGGATGCAATCGACCTGAACACGTACAGTTGACGATTGACCAAATTGAGAAGTACACACAATCACCGTACAAATTGCACGTTAGCATTGACACGGAAAAGAAAGGCGTGGCATGGAATAAGAACCAATGTCTGGAAGCGTTAAAGGATTGCGATCATATATTCCTGTTTGACGATGACGCGTTTCCACGTGCACAGGAATGGGAATTGTTTTTTATCGAAGCAGCGCAAATGGCTAACATCGGTCACTTTATTTACCAACACGAAACTATCGACGTGCGATTGATTAAAGCGATTGAGCCTAATATCGGAATATACAATAACAGCAACGGCTGCATGATGTACTTCACACGTGAGTGCTTGGATAAAGTCGGAGTATTTGATGAGAAGTTCTGTGTGTACGGATTTGAACACGCGGACATGAGCATGAGAGCGCACTTAGAAGGTTGCAGCCCATCACCGTTTGTTTGTCCGTTAGGAGCAGCGCAATACATCTATTCATTAGACATTGACAATTACCTACAATACGAAATCGAACACCGTCCGACATTATTCCCGAATGAGATCAAACAGGCAGTTGAGGTAAGCCGTGAACGTTGGCAGCAAAAGGTTGAGCAATCTAAAAATGACCAAAAATGAGAATCCTATATAAATACGCATCGCGTTCACGTCCTGACAAGTTCCGTCGTGGATTGAAAAGCATAGCACAAAATTCAGTTAGCGATAACTATGTGGTGTTGGCTACATTAGACAGCGATGATCCTGCTATTGAGCAATACCGTAAAGAATTACGCGAATGCAGCATAGCATCGCATGTAATAGCAACAGTCGCAACGTCAAAGAACAAGATCGACGCGATTAACCGTGACTTAAATGTGGTTCAGGACTGGGATATTTTAGTAAATATGTCTGACGATATGGTGTTTACCGCGCAAGGCTTTGATGAGGTAATACGATTAGCGTTTGGGGGTAACACGGATTTGTTTGTGCATTTTAGTGATGGATTCCAAAAGTCAAACATCAGCACGATGTCAATTATGGGACGCAAATACTTCGAGCGTGACGGCTACATTTACCATCCCGACTACAAGAGCCTATGGTGTGACGTAGAAGCAACGGAGGTGGCTAAATTACGCGGATGCTACAAGTACATGGGTGACAACATCAACATACTCACACATCTTCACGTTGCATGGGGTAAGGCAGAATGGGATAGCCTGTATGAGCGCAACGAGAATAGAACAATCAACATAGCAGACAAAGAAACTTATTTAGCACGTAAAGCACACAATTTTTATGAGCATTAGTATTTTAATACCTACACTACCTGCACGACGCGACAACTTTGCTATGTTGCTGCATCACTTGCAAGAGCAAATTAGAAACAACAAAGCGGAACATCGTGTTGAGATTTTGTTTGACGCAACGCCACAAGGTAAAATAACCATTGGCGAAAAACGTCAACGATTGATCGAACGCGCACGGATGGATTATGTGGTGTTTATCGATGACGATGACTGGGTAAGCCATGACTATATTGAAAGCGTGTTGCACGGCATTAAATCAAATCCTGACTGCATTGGAGTTGTTGGTTGGTATTATGTGGATGGAAGTTATAAAAAGCCGTTCCGTCATTCTATCTATTGCGGTGTTGACAATACAGGCAATCCGTATTTTGAAACATTAGAGGAATACAAACGCTGCCCAAATCATCTCAACCCAATAAAACGTAGCATCGCTAATAAGTTTCATTTTCAGTTAAGCAACTTTGGTGAGGACACGGATTTCGCGATGCAGATGTTTAACGCAAAAGTTCTGCAAACCGAATGGACTATTGATCGAGTGTTGTACTTTTATCGATATCAATCTAACAAATGAAAATAATATCATTCAGCCTATTTGGTTATGGTTCTCAATTCGAGAACTGCTTTAGTTTTAACAGCTATCTACGTGCTTTGCTGCTGTCTATCCGGATGAATAGATTAATATATCCCGAATTTATTAACCGTGTGCATACAGACCAAAAGACGTATGACGGCTGCCCTATATTAGGTGAATAGAACGTGCAAAGATTATTCAATGCCATATTATTCCGGAAGCACCTTTGTGCAAAGCTATGTTATGGCGTTTGTTACCTGCATTTGATTGTGACGTTGAGTTGTTTTTATGCCGTGACTTAGATAGCCTAACAAGTTACAAAGAACGTCAGTTAGTGGAATACTGGATGCACGGAACAAAGATGTGTCACGCCATTACTGACAGCGTTAGCCACAACATTCCGTTAATGGGTGGTATGGTTGCATTTCGCAGTAAAGAATTTAGAGAGTACACGGGATGCGCTACGTGGGATCAGATGTTTAACAAGTTTGGAGCGTTTAATTTTACCAATAAAGGATCAGATCAAGACTGGTTAAACGCATTTATCTATCCATTAGTTAGTCAACACGGGCACGATTCTATCGTGCAACACTATCTTAAAGGAATGCCGAATACATACTTGTCTGCATACTTTAACGAAGTGCCTGACATTACCGTACCGATTGCAAATGAGCTAAGATCGTCAAATGATTGTACCGGACACATTGGTGCAGCAGGGTGGTATGAAACAGTCACAATGAAGTTCTTCGCACAGTACCGTGACAGATTTGATGACATTAGAGCGATTGAAAAACAATACGCTGACATATTTTACTGGACAAAAGAAAACACAATATGATCAACAAACGAACGGTAATACTAAGCACCAACACAAACCCCGACTACATAAACTATATGCCATACGTAGAACAGGCATGGAACTTGTTAGGATGGGACACGCTAACGTATGTTATAAACGATGTTGGCAAGGAATACGTAAAGCACAACGATAACGGCACAACGGTTCGTCGTTTATTTATCACATCAGACCGTGACTTCCGAGAAGATACGTACACGCAAACCATAAGGCTGTTAGGTCATCATGATGTCAGTGAGGGCATAGTAATGACTGGCGATATTGACATGATGCCGTTATCAAACTATTGGAATCCTGACACAGATAAGTGGACGGTGTACGGTAGAGACTTAACAGGTTATACGCAACATCCTATCTGCTATATCGCAGCACCTAAACAAATGTGGCAAGAGTTATTTCCTGAACAAACGACATCCGAGCTACTGCATAAATACGGACAATTTAGTAAGTCACCGCATTTTAACGATTATTGGTTTACCGATCAGGTTATCGCTACCGAGCGCATCACGAATTACTTTGCATTAAATAGAGGAATCGATAACGGTTTAGCATTGGGACGTATTGACCGCGCTAATTGGAGTAATACTATGCAGCGTGTTGTACAATTACGCAACGGTATCGACGCGCATATGCCACGACCATTTAACCTATTTGAAACAGAACGCTGCTTACAAATCCTAAACGACAACATCAATGGACTTTCTTAAAGACGTACACGGTTGGAACAATCACCGTCCTTTACTTTGGTGGGCATTACAGCACACAAAACAATCAGCATTTCCAATTCTCGAAATGGGATGCGGTGACGGTAGCACACCGTATTTGCAGGAGTATGCTAAAAAGCACAAAAGGCAGTTAATTAGCTACGATTATGACAAAGAATGGGCTGCTAAGTTTGGAGCAACGCACGTGACGGATTGGGACAGTATAGAACACAATCAGTATAGCGTTGTGTTGATCGATCACAGTCCTGGCGAACGCAGACACATCGACATCGCTAAATTAGCAGACAAGGCGCATTATATTGTCATCCACGATAGTGAACCTGCTGCAACTGGTTATATGCTTAACAAAATATGGCATTTATTCCCGTATCGTCGTGACCTAATTACGGACGGAGCATGGGCAACTATTGTCAGCCGTGTTAAGGTTATTCCACCGATTAAAATTAAAGGTTTTGACATCAAATGACCTACGACCTAATCGAACATACCAAGCAGATAAAAGCGTGTACGACGGAAGTGGTTCAGGTGGGATGCGCTGACATTAAATTACACACTACTTTGGTTAACATTTGCAGACGGCACAAAAAGGTGTTGATAACGTACTATATGAATGAAACGGAGAAACTAACATCCGACTATCACGGAACGTACCACATACAACGCAAATGGATCAGCGACATTGACCTAAGTAAATATAACTACGTAATAATTAACAAATGATACATCAACTATTCATCAACGCATTAATCGGGGTGTTCTGCTATTGGTTCGCGGAATGTACTTTAATACCTCAACGCATCCTGCTAAAATTAACTGGTAAGATCAGCCTAAAACCGTTTACCTGTGGGCTGTGCCTGTCATGGTGGAACGCGTTAGTCATTAACATTATGCTGTTTTGTAATTTTACACAGGTAGAATCCATCATTGTTACCATGCTAATGTCAGGCTTTGCGTCGATGATTAGCGTGTTAACGATGGAGTTCCACAAGAACCTACAACGATGACTGAACAGACATACAACGCTTTACAACAGCATCGCGAAGCCATTGATCGATTTATTCAGGTCGGTCAGGAGGTTAGCACAGCACCGCGTCAAGCGTTACAGTCTGCATGGTTAGAAATATACGGAGAACTGAAACCGATGTCGTGTTCAAGTTGCATCCGTGAAGCATACGAACGAATACATCAACACATATTAGAATATGAGCGAAACAAAAAAGGTTAGCATAGACAAATTGAAGCCTAACCCAGACAATCCAAGAATTATCAAGGACGATAAATTCAAAAAGTTAGTACAGTCTATTAAAGAATTTCCTGAAATGCTTAAACTACGTCCTATCGTTGTCGACAAAGACATGGTAGTACTTGGTGGCAATATGCGACTACGTGCCTTAAAAGATGCAGGAGTTAAGGATGTGGAAGTAATTATTGCAGATAACCTTACCGACGATCAGAAGCGCGAATTTATCATTAAAGACAACGTTGGTTTTGGTGAATGGGATTGGGAAACATTAGCCAATGAATGGAATGCAGATCAGTTAGGTGAGTGGGGGTTGGATTTGTCAAATGATATGACTGTTAATTTAGAGGCAGAGGAAGATGATTACGAGATGCCAGAAGAAGTGAGTACTGATATTGTATTGGGTGATTTCTTTGAGATAGGCGAACACCGATTACTTTGTGGGGATAGTACAGATAGCGATGCGGTTGCAAAGTTGATGAATGGTGAAAAGGGGGATATGGTTTTTACTGACCCTCCATATGGAATAGGGTATGAAAGTAAAGGTAGAAAAATACAAAACGATGAAAGAAGGGATGATTTTGAGGAGTTTCTTATAAACGTATTTACAACCTTAGATTTATTTATTAAAGAAGGATGTCCAATATATGCTGCAAGTCCGATTGGTTTAGAACAATCTAAATATGTTAATGCTTGGATGTGGAAATACCAATCAGCAATTGTATGGAAAAAACCATCATTAAATTTATCAAGATTCGATTATCATCCAATACATGAAATTATACATTACGGATGGAAGGAGGGCGCTGCTCATAAATGGTATGGCGATAGAAAGCAGACATCAGTTTTTGAATTTGAAAAAACAAGAGATAATAAAGAACATCCAACAATGAAGCCAATTGGTTTAGTTGAGTACTTTCTAAAAAATTCATCAATAAATCAAGATATTATAATAGATGTCTTTTTAGGCAGCGGCTCTACAATGGTGGCTTCACACCAACTTAAACGTAAGTGCTACGGAATGGAATTAGACCCGAAGTATTGTCAAGTAATTATTGACCGAATGAGGAAATTAGATTCAACTTTGGTTATTAAAAAGAACGGAGAGGTGATTTAATATGACGGACAGCATCGGACATAAAAAAAGAGCAATGCTTGAGGCTTTGGAGAAGTCTTTGGGCGTTGTGACAACCGCTTGTAAACAGGCGCAAATTTCACGTGATACACATTACCGTTGGTTGAAGGAGGATAAAGATTACCGCGTTAAGTGCAAAGACATGGAGAACGTAGCTTTGGACTTTGCCGAATCACAACTGCATAAACAGATAATGAAGGGCAATCCCTTATCCACTATATTCTTTTTGAAGTGCAAAGGCAAGAAGCGCGGTTATATCGAGCAGCAAGATATCAAGGTAACAGGTAACATGACATTTAGAGCAGACTTTGGCGAAGGCAATCCTATACACACCGCATCACAA